GCGCAGGATTTGAGCTTCGACACCCGCTTCGCCACAGCCTGGGGCGACTGGTTCAGCGAACAGTTCTCTACCGGCCTGATGCTGCTGCCCTTCCTGCTGACGCGTAACTGGCGCGGCCTGTCGTTCGCCGCGCTGCTCTCGCCGGGCAAATGGCTGCCGCTATTGAGCGTGGTGCTGTCGCTGGCGGTCGGGGCGATGATGGGCGGCGCCGGCAGCCTGACTTTCCCGGTTCCGGCGCTGATCTGGTGCGCCATCGTTTTGCCGATCCCGGTCACCAGCCTGGTGATCCTGCTGACCGGCATCAGCGAAATCGTGCTGGTATCGCACGGCGTGATGAACATTCAGGGCAACGATAACCTGCTGCACTTAAGCCATCTCACCTCGGCGCGTCTCGGCGTCGCCACCGTCGCCATCAGCCCGCTGATCGTCGCCGTCAGTATGGATGCGGTACGTCAGCTTAATCAGCGGCTCGCGCTGCGCGCCAACTACGATTTTCTTACCCAGTTGCTGTCGCGCTCCGGGCTGTATGAAAGTCTGAAAGAGGAGCCGTTCTCGGCGCAGCGCAACGTTGGGGTCATCCTGCTGGATGTCGACTATTTTAAAGCCATCAACGACAACTTCGGTCATGACGCCGGCGACGGCGTACTGGAGGAGATTGCGCTGCGCATGCAGCAAGTCGTGGGCAAGCAGGGGCGCATCTGCCGCTTCGGCGGGGAGGAGTTTGCCATCGTGCTGTTCGACGCGCGTCCCGAGCGACTCTACCAGTTGGCAGAGGCGGTGCGACAGGCGATCGGCAAAGAGAAGTTCTGGCTGCAGGGCAACACCGTTACCGTCACCGTCAGCCTGGGGCTGGCGCAGGGCAAGGCGGGCGAAGAGCGCGACTGGCACAGCCTGGTTAACCAGCTGATCTCCGCCGCGGATAAAAACCTCTATCTCTCCAAGCGCAACGGGCGCAACCAGACCACGCCCGCCTTCAGAACCCTTGCGCTGGCCACCAGTGACGTGGCGTAACGCGCTGCTTCGCGACTAAACGCTGCTTTTCAGCTGGCTGGTTTGCTGATGGCGCTCCAGCGCCAGCTCGATCAGGCGGGTAATCAGATCGCGATAGCTGAGTCCCGCCGCCTGCCACAGCTTGGGATACATGCTGATATTGGTGAAGCCGGGCAGGGTATTCACCTCGTTGACGATAATCTCGCCCGCTTCCGTCAGGAAAACGTCGACGCGCGCCATTCCGCTGCACTCCAGCGCCTGAAACGCCTTAATCGCCACGGCGCGGATCGCTTCGCTGCGCGCGGCGTCGATGGCGGCGGGCACCTGCGTCTGCGCGCCGGTTTCGCTGATATATTTGGTCTCGTAGGAGTAGAAGGCGTCGTGCACCACCACTTCGCCGCACGGGCTCGCCTGCGGATCGTCGTTGCCCAGCACCGCACACTCGATCTCGCGGCCTTTGATGCCGGTTTCAATCAGCACCTTGCGATCGAAGGTAAAGGCGAGATCCAGCGCGCGGTCGACGTCGTCGACGCTGTCAACTTTGCTGACGCCCACTGAAGAGCCCTGATTGGCTGGTTTGATAAACAGCGGCAGGCCAAGCTGCGCGACAATCTCCGCCGCCTCAATACGCGAACGCTGCGCCTGCGTGACGCTGATCCAGGGCGCGACCTGCAGCCCGGCGTCGCGCAGCAGACGTTTAGTGAAATCTTTATCCATGCTGACCGCCGAGCCGAGCACGCCAGAGCCGACAAAAGGCAGCGACGCCATGCGCAGCAAGCCCTGCAGCGATCCATCTTCGCCGAGCGTGCCGTGCACGATAGGGAAAATCACATCGATCTGCGACAGCGCATGACCGCTCTGACGGGCGATCACCTGCTGCTGCGACGCGCCCGGCACCAGCGCCACGCTTTCGCCAGCGCGGTTAAGCGCGATGAGCGCCGGATCCTGCGCGTTGATCAGAAAGTTCGAGGCGTCGTTAAGATGCCACTGACCCTGTTTATCAATGCCTAACAGCACCGGCTCGAAACGCGTTTTATCGATCGCATCAAGGATATTTTTAGCCGACTGTAACGATACTTCGTGCTCGGCCGATTTGCCGCCGAACACAATGCCTACCCGCAGTTTTGTCATTAGAGCTTGCCTGAAAAGATGTTGCGAAACCCACAAGATAACACGCGGATTTCGCGCTGTAACGGCGTGGCGCAGCGTAGCGTCGGCTTAATTTAGCGTAGCGGAGAGCAGGGCGCGGCACTGGGCGGCGTCGGCGCTCGCCTGCGCCTTTTGCCCGGCGCTCAGCGTCTGCCAGGCATCCGCCACGTGCTGGCCCAGGCGCGGCTGGAAGTGAATTTTTTGCAGCGCGTAGTCGGAGTTGCCGCCTTCGATCACCGTGCGCATATCTGCCACAAAGCGGCGGCTGTCGTCATGGTGAATCGCGCAGAACACCGAGATGTAATAGGCCTCGTCCTCTTTGCTGTAGTGCGGCGTCAGCCAGTACCAGCCGGCGGCTACGCAGAGGAGAAGAAGGGGAATAAGGATGTTAAGTCTGAATCGCATGTATCGGTTCGGTCCGCCGAGGCGAAGCGCGGCTCCTTTAAATTAACGTCATCACCACGATGCCGGTGGCGGAAATCTCGTTCAGGGCGCACTCAAACTCCGCGTCGCCGCCGCTGATTCTCACCCGGCCGCCAGGCAGTCGCGCGAGGTTGCGCAGGCTGGCCATGCCCTCGATATCCAGCAGCCATTTGCCGTCCACCACCGCCTTAAAGCTGCGGTTAATGATGTACTGCTGCTCGCCTTCAATCACCGCCAGCAGATTGCTGTGGGGCGCCACCTTATCCAGAAACAGCTTGCTCTCCAGAGTCACAAAATCGACAGGCGCGAGTTCACCATTTGTTAATTTAACCCGCTCAATATCGGTCAGGCTCTTCATCGGGTGACTTTCGCTGCCTTTTTCCGCCGTCAGCGCCTGCACCGCGCTGGGCGGATTGCCCTGGCCATAGAGGATCCAGTTCAGTTCAGCATCGGTATCGATCAGGCACTGCACCACCAGATCAGCCGGGAAAGCGTCTCTTTTATAACGCATTGCCAGGTTGCTCGAAGAGAGGCCAACATGCTCGGCATACTGCGACTTCTGTTTAAACCCATAGGCCTGAATCAGCCTGTCGAGGATAGCCCCGCCGCTCCCGTTAAAATTAGTGACTAACATTTTTGAGCTTCCTCTTGTGTTACTAACATATTTGAATTAGCATCACTGCGTTGTGAATGTTATCGCATATAACTGACATTACGTTAACTGGAGATGATGCCCTATGAGGCCTGATATTACAAATGCCATAGCTGCGCTCCTTTTATTAAGAATCAGCGTAAAACGTCCCGTTTCAGCGCTTTTTATTCAGGCAGAGCGCCTCTTGCCTGCGTTTGGCGCCAGGCGCAGCGCATCGGCTATAGCGACGTGCGGCGTGCAGAGCGCGCCAGCGCGCATGAGGAAAGCGCCCTGTTCTTTTTCTGTTAACTTTCAGCCAGCCTGATTCACTTATGATGAATAGCCATTCTGAACCTGCGGCGGCCATGAGCTTTGATGAGTTCCGCAAAAGCTGGCGGCGAATGCGGAGCGACAGCCGTAATCCGGCATTGATCGCCTTTAACCGGCAGAGCGAGGAGTTTAAGTTCTGCGTGCTGACGCTGGCGAACCGGGAGAAACCGGGGAGCTTTCGGCTACAGGAGGTCGGCGACGCCTTTGAATCCTTCGATGAGCCGCGCCGCGCGCTGATTATCGCCGCCATGAACAAACTGGTGCGCTGGGGCAGGCTGCTGCCGCGTCCCTTTTCTGACGCCGACCAGTATCTGTCTGAGTAACTGACCTTAACCGCAAATCGATGACGTCAACCCGTCGGGCTTCCCTTTGCCTGAATTCAGGAGAGAAAAGATGAAATACCCTAATCCTCACGCCGACAGCGATGCGCTGAACGTTCTGCTAACCGCCGCGCGCTACGACGAACGTAGAGGCCGCGCGCAGGCGGTCGCTGACCGTCTGGCCGCGATGGCGACGCATATCGGCCGCCAGGGACTAAGCGGCGTCGAGGCCGCCGAGCTGCTCCGCTATGAGGCGCAGCGCTACCGCGATGAATCGCAGGAGCTGCGCTAATGGTCGATAGTATGGACATTGAGCAGCAGCGTCAGGCGGAGCAGCTGGCGCTCGATATCGCCGCCGTGACGCAGCGGCCGAAAGGCGTCAGCGCCTTCTTCTGCGAGGCGTGCGACAGCGCGATCCCCGAGGCGCGTCGCCGCGCCATCAGTGGCGTTTCGCGCTGCGTCGCCTGTCAGGAGATTGCCGAGCTGCGCGGCCGCCACTATCAGGGCGGCCGGTAATGCAGCGCCTCTTCTGGCCGTGGAACGCGCCGCGTCAGGCTATCGCCTCGCCTTATCCTACTCACGCCGCGATGCAGCAGCGCAGTCGCGAGCTGGCGGCGCTGTCGCAGGCGTGGCGATCGCTGGAGCAACAGCCGACGCTGGTGCAGCGCGCCATCAGGCTGCGTCACGATCGGCTGGCGCACGAGCGCGGCGCGGCCCGCGCCGCGACCTGGCTGACGACCTCCTTTGCCGATCGCCTGCTGCCGCGCGTGGAGCGAGTCAACGCGCAGTATCGGCTCGGCGCGATGCGTCGCGGCGTCGCCGCGCGGCTGAGCGGCCAGGCCGCACAGGAAAAAGGCGCGGCGGCGGCGGCAGGCGCGCTGTGGGAGCTGATGCGCCGCTTTAATCAGCTGCCCGATATGGCGCGCGCCGATGTCGATCGGCTGGCGGGCGATATTGCCAGCTTTATCTTCGCCGAGCTGGTGCAGCTGCACGCGCAGAATCACGGCGAATCGGACTGGCGCTACAGCCACGACCTCTATCTGACCGCCGCGACCCTTACCCGCGAGTTCGGCCAGACGCCGCCGCTGTGGCAGAAGGTCACTACTCGCCTCTTCGCGCCGGAAGAGGCGACGCCGGCGATTATGCGTATGCAGGGTGAGACGTGGTGGAAAGGGCGGCTGCGCCGCATCGCCGCCGAATGGCGCGAGCATCTGCAGATTGCGCTGGCGCAGGTCAGCAAAACGCGTTCGCCCTACGCCAGCCGCGCCACCATTGCCGAATGGCGCGAGCAGAAGCGCCGCACCCGCGACTTTTTGCAGAGCATGGAGCTGGAGGACGAAGAGGGCAACCGCATCAGCCTGATCGACAAGCATGACGGCAGCGTCGCCAATCCTGCCATCCGCCGCTGCGAGCTGATGACGCGCATTCGCGGCTTTGAAACCATCTGCCATGAAATGGGCTACGTCGGCGAGTTTTGCACGCTGACCGCGCCGGCGCGCTATCACGCCACGCTCGGCAGCGGCCAGCACAACCCAAAATGGCGCGGCGCCAGCCCGGCTGAGACGCAGCGCTACCTCTGTCAGCTCTGGCAAAAAGTGCGCGCCAGGCTGCACCGCGAGCAGATCCGCCTGTTCGGCATCCGCGTCGCCGAGCCCCACCATGACGGCACGCCGCACTGGCATCTGCTGCTGTTTATGCGCCCCCAACAGGCCGCGCAGGTGCGCCAGATCCTGACGGAGTACGCCTGCCAGCAGGAGAGCGAAGAGCTGACCAGCGAAAAAGCACGCAAGGCGCGCTTTCACACCACCGCCATCGATCCGCAAAAGGGCAGCGCCACCGGCTACATCGCGAAATATATCGCCAAAAACATCGATGGCTACGCGCTCGACGGCGAGCGGGACAGCGAGAGCGGCGAGCCGCTGCGCGACTGCGCCGCCGCGGTTTCCGCCTGGGCGGGACGCTGGCATATCCGGCAGTTTCAGTTTGTCGGCGGCGCGCCGGTAACCGTCTGGCGCGAGCTGCGCCGTCTCACCGACGGCGAGGGGCTGCGCAGGATGAGCGACGAGCTGGCCGAAGCGCGCGCGGCGGCGGACAGCGGCGACTGGGCCGCCTACGTCAACGCCCAGGGCGGCCCGTTCGTGCGGCGCGATGAGCTGGCGGTGCGCGTCTGGTATCAACAGGCCGAAGAGCGCAACAGCTGGGGCGAAGAGATCACGCGCATTAAAGGTGTCTACCTCAGCGCCACGGGCACCGAGAAACCGCTGCTGACCCGGCTGGTTAACTGGAAGCTGGTGCCGAAGCGTAAAGCGGAGGCTGACAATCTCGAACAGGATGCTTCAGCTTGGAGTTCTGTCATTAACTGTACGCGGATGGCGCGCCGGCCAGGCCTATTAGCGCGGTTAAATCATTGGCCTGATCCGGCAGTGAAAAAAAGGGCGAAACCGGCTGGCGATGGCGCTTTATACAGCCAAAATACGCCGCCCTGACGCGCTTTTTCCGCCTTTTTTACTAATTTGGCTTAGGGGTTATCACGCTAAAAAAGTTTCTATATCAATAGCCTAAAGGGAGGTCGCTCAGATCTTAATTTTCTTTATATCAGATTGCATGCTGTGCTACTGTATAGATATACAGTTATAAAATGGGGGAGGGAAAGTGGATACTGATTTACAAGAACAGGTAATGCTTGAGC